GAAAACAAACATCCTGCGATGGAAGAGAAATTTCCTTTTCTGGTGGTGACACAATCACTTCAGGATCAGCAAAGAAATATTTTACCCTACGTTTTCCTTCACGAATAATTACGTGGGAATCATTTTCAAAATCAAGATCTGGATCTTGATGCAACCCAAGACCATTTAGAAATTGATTGAGGTCATAAATTGCAAAGTCCTTTGGAAACTCTTCGTTAATTTCTGCTTCCGCAAGAATATTTTTCATCACAGAAATTGTGCGAAGTTTGGAACCTTCCTTAACCAAAATAGACTGATTAATTGAAGAAAAGTTTTTTAGAATAGTGAGAGTAGTTTCAGAAAGTTTCATAATTTTTGGTTTCAGTTTCACTTATTTTCAACGAGATTGAGATGATTGATCAAAAGAATAGTATAGTGCAATACTTTGAACAAGTCAGCACGAGGAGTTCCTTTGGTATCATAACGATCAGCATACTTAGTAATGTTGCCAGCAAAGAAACCTTCACGACGATTGTGTTTGATTTTATCCTGTGTCTGTTCTGTTCCACCAGAACTCTTATCAAGATAATGCTGATTATAAGTGCCAGCAATATATTCTTCAAGTTGTTTCAGGATTTTATCTTCATTGTATTTCCAGAAACCATTAGTATTTGTGTTTTCGGTCATAAAAGTAGGTTTTTTTGTAATATCATTTAGTCCATTATGATCATTCATAATGGGTGTGAATTTATTTGCACGGTTGCGTTAATCTTCTGGTCCAAACATAATTAGGGAAAGTCATAATAACCTTCATCAATCATATCAGTTAACTTGGAATCAGTCAACCATTTTGCTGAATCCTTTAACTTTTTCAAATTTAATCACTTTGTCAAATTTATCAATTAATTCATCTGTCTTATGTGATATGACAAATACATTAGTATTGCTAATCATAAACTTAATAATTTTTGTAAAATAATCAGTTCCAGCAAAATCTAAAGAACTATCAAATACTTCATCTAGAATAAGAAGATTAGTATTTACAGAATTTTTAAGTCTTGCAATTTCTCTCCAAGTAAATAAAATTGCAAGATTAATTCTCATCTTTTCTCCTTCACTGAAGGAATCATAACTAAAGTCCTCATAAATTGGGGATTTGATTATTTCTTTAAATTCTTCATCAAAAGTAAAATTGATATAAAAGTCCATCAATTGCAAATATTTGTTGATAAGTTGATTCATAGAAGGCAAATATTTTTGTATAATTTTTGCCTTAATTCCACCATCTTTCATCAATAAATGCAAAAAATCATAATAAGAAATATTTTCTTTATGTTTAACTTTATTCTTCGTTATTTCAATAAGTTGTTTTTCTAACTTTTTTAATTCATCTCTCTCAGAAGTTCTGTTTTTACTTTTGTCGGTAATAGTTTGAATTTCATATTCAAGTTCTCGGATTTGTCTTTGATTGAAACTGATCCGAGTATTGTTTTGAGAAATTTCATATGTAAGTTTAGTGATCTCCTTAGAAAGAACAACAAATTGACGCTCTCGCTCTTGTTCTAACTTTATAGTCTCCTCAAGTTCTTGAAACCCTTTCTGGAGTTCCTTTGCTTTATTTTGAGCGTCTGTAATTCTATTTAACCGAAACTCTTCTTCAATTGTTTGAGTGCAAGTAGGGCAGACCGTATTTTCAGTAAAAAACTTATGCTCTTTAGTAATCACAGATACTTTCTGAGAGATTTTACCTTTGAGATTGTTTAGTTTTACTAACTTATCATCAGCACCAATGAGTTCTTCTTGATCTTTTTGATGACCCTTAAGACCATATCCTATGGCATCATTATCTGCCTCATAATTGTCAATTTCAGTATTTAACTTGGCAATCTTTTCCTTATTGGCATTTATGTTGGCATTACCACGATTCTCAAGTTCCTCAATAAAACTCTTTTGCATCTCAATTTTTTCTTCTGTTGTCTTTTCAATAAAAGATGAGTCCTTTATTTCTTCATTGATTTTACGAATTTTATCTTTAATTACAGAATTCATAGAGGAAAATATTTTTATGTCCAACAAATCTTCAACAATTTCTCTTCTTGTTGAAGCAGAAAGTTGCATAAAGGGAACAAAAGATGCACTTCCCAAAATAACAATTTGAGTAAATGACTTATAATTCAATTTAAGAATACTCTCTTCTAGTTGTTTTTGCTGGTCCACCGTAGCCGAGGATTGGTTTTGCAAAACTCCATCTACCCAAATCTCAAAAATATTTGGTTTAATTCCTCTTACTACTTTATATTCTTTAGTGCCAATACTAAACTCTATTTCAACCAAACAATCTTTAGAATTAGTTGAATTTATAAGTTGAGGTTTTGTAATTTTTCGGAATGCTTTATTAAACAACACAAAACACAAAGCATCTAATAAGGTACTTTTTCCAGAACCATTAGACCCCACAATTAATGTTGTTTGATTTTCTGAAAGATTAATTTGTGTAGGTTGATTTCCAGATGATAAAAAATTACGATATGAAATTTTCTTGAACAGAATCATAATCTCGTGGGGGTATTACAAAGTCATTAGGGGTAATTATAGCATAACTATATCCATATACTTCACAGGTTTTTATTGCTACTTCGTCTTCTACTTCAACCACAGACATCTCTGGATAGTCTTCTGCTTCTAAGAGACCAGCATATCTTTCTGCATCGTCTTCTTCTTCAAATATATACAAAGTTTTATCACCATCTTCATTCATTACTGCATATGCACCTTCATCTTCTTGTTCTTTAATTGATAGTACGTACATTACTCTATCTCTAATGCTTCTTTGTAAACATCTCTTAAAAGATTTTTGATGATTGTTTTATTTAAATTAAATTCAGACTCTTCAACGTATTTATCCAGAATACTAAGTGTATCTTCCATACAAAATTCATCAGAATTCACATCATCATCATAAACATCAAAATTCTCAACAATTTTAAATTCTAATGGATTTGCATTTACAATTTGACTTACAAACTTATCAAACTTTAAATGATTTTCTTTTTTCTGTACAAAAAGTTTAATCATCTTGTTTGATAGTGAGGAAAAATCAATATCCTCACTATCGTCATCATAATAAACTTTTTCAAACATAGTGTAAGGATTTTCAATTTTTTCTAATGCATAATCATCAGTATCAAAAATATGAAATCCCCTTTTATCGTTCACATCACACCAAAACATTTGATATGGATTCCCAAGATAAAAAATCTTGCCATCATTACTAGAAGTATGATAGTGCCCAGAAAAAACTCTATCAAACTTTTTGAATACATTTTTATTCAGTCCGTTTTCCTGAACGTGTCCAGGATAAACAGAAAATCCAGACAGTTCAAGGTGACCAAATACAATTTTTGCAGTTGATTCTTCTAATAGTGAGAATGTGTCCTTCTCATTGTCAGTGCAAATCCAGGGTAAAAAAACACACTCAGTATCGTCAATAAAAATTTCAGTTGGACTTGATATTTTTACAATGTTTGAGTACTCGTTTAATAAAACATCAATTGAATTTACTTCATTAGTATTTTTATAATATGCATCGTGATTTCCAACAATACTGTATACAGTGATTCCAAGTTGTTCAAACTTATCGTATACGTTCCGTTTTGCCCATTGCAATGCCCAATAATCTACTCCTTTACGATTATCAAAAGCATCTCCAAGATGAACAACCGTTTTAATTTTATTTTTCTTTAAGTTTGGAAAAAATATATCATTATAAAATCTTTCAAAGTATTCGTGAAATGCCTTATTAGCTTTACGAAAATTATAATGAGTATCAGTTATAATTCCAATTTTCATTGATATGATTTCATTTGAATATTTTCTTTAATTGTATTATAGTCAGAAGAATTTGGTGAGTCATCATCCACATAAAACAACTGCTCGTATCCACTTCTTTCAATAATCTTTTCTTTTATTTCCATTTGCTTTTTCTCTTTCTGAATACGACGCAAAAAAGCATAATAGACAATTTGAGTAAAATAAGCAAATGGATTTGACCTATTTAAATCAAAATTATTAATATATTGAACACAATTTTCAACACCATCACTAATCATATCTTCACGAAAAATATAATTTACAAAATTAGGACGATATGATAAATGTGTTGCAATCTTTAAAAAGCAGTCACCGAGATAATTTGTTATTGGTGGGATTGGCAAATCTTGTTCTTTTGCTGCTTTAACTTTATTTTTATAAACTAATAAAGCATCATAAAAATCTTTATTGTTTACGTAATGTGGATTCTTTTTAATTTTATTCATTTGTAAAGGAGAAAGTAGAACTACTAATAATAACTATAATTTTACCACATCAATGGGAACTTGACAAACATTTAAAATATGAGTAAAATCACTCTGTTAGGTTTGAAGATAAATTATATCTTTTAGTTATTAGATTTATATAATTTCTCTAAGGATATTCTTGCATCAGCAATGCTTGATAGATATCCCATTTTTTCTGATAACTTTGTCTTATTTGATTTTCTATTTTTATCTTTTACATATTTTATATGCATTTTAATTAAATCTTTATCAGAAACTTCTGTAACAGTTATAATTTTATCCATCTTTATAATAAATAAATCTTCATCACTCATTTTGATCCAAGGACTCACTTTAATTGTAGTCATTCCCAATTGACGAACTACAATTGTTTCCATAGTAACTGGAGAATCTAACATTAAAAGTGTATCATCATCACCATCATCAAAAGGACAAATCTTAGCAAACACTTCTTCACCAGAGATTAATTTTATAATTCCGTAAAAGTCTTCTTCCATTTATTTTTTAAAGTTAATTTGTAAAATTTCATAGTTAAATTTTTCTTCATTGTATATTTTAATTCTTTCTATTAAATGATTGAGAGTATAATTTTTTCTTGACTTGTATGTAGCATCATCAGCAATATCATAAAGAACTGCTTTATTTTTATTTTCTCCCTTCCTCAAGACTCTTCCGATTGATTGGAGGTTTCTGATTCTTGATTTACTAGGGGAAGCAAAAATAACATTATGTAAATTTCTAATGTTAATACCAGTAGAAAAAGTGCCGTAAGAAGCAACAATGATTGCATTGTTTTCTTTCTCAGTTATTTCTCTTATTTTTTCTCTTGTTTCAGTATTAACTCCACCGTGAACAAAAAATACTTTTCTATTTTTTGAAGCAGAATTATTTATAAGTTCGTATAGAATCTGTCCGTGAGATTCAACACGATTAAAAAGGACAAGACTGTTACCTTTTAAATCTAATACAAGATTTTTAATAAAATTATTTCGTTTTTCGTGTCCAATAATATATTGAACTTCCTCTTCATATTCATTAAATTGATGAGAATTATGTTTTAATAATAAAATTTTAATTTGTAGTTTTGAAAGATGACCTTTTTCAATAAGTTCTTTTGTTTGTGTGACTTTGTATGATGGACCAAAGAGTCCCTCAAGTACCCATTTATGAGTCTGTGACCCGTCTAAAGTTCCAGTGAATCCAAATCTATACTTTGTATTGTCCATCTTGGTCATAATGCCCACGAGAGACTTTGATTTGAATTGATGTGCTTCATCCCCAATCACCACATCAAAGTTTTCATAAAAAGACCTTTGAAGATTGTAAATAGATTGCCAAGTGGTTACTACTACTGGTTTGTCTGTATTTTTTTCTTTTCCAGAATAAATTTTATGACAATACTTTTCCGAATCCCATCCATAATCTAAAAAGTCCTTTACCATTTGCTCAACCAATGATGTAGTTGGAACAATCAATAAAATATTTTTATTATTATCCACAAAATATCTTACGATTGTATATATCATCAAAGATTTTCCAGATGCTGTTGGGGAAATTAAAAGTTTTCTATTATACCGCAAAGCATCATAAACAGCATCAATTTGATAATCTCTTGGTTGGTGTTTTGATATTTTATTCATATAATCGGAAACACCATTAAAAGAAATCATTTCGTTCTCTTCAAATGGAGAACCATAAAATTTATTATCTTTAAATTCTACTGTGTATTCATATCGTTTTGCCCAAGCAACTAATTTGTCTAAAAGACCAACATATATTTCACCAGTATGATTACTATAAAGTCTTATTTTTCCATCCCAATATTTGCTTCTATATTGAGGCATAAACTTTGCACCAGGAACTTCAAAAGTAAAATAATCAAATAATTCCTGATGTATATGTGGTTCTGCCTCTACTTTTAAATATATTTCGTTCTTTTTTTGAATAATTATATTAGTCATATCCCGCAGTAAATCTCATATATTCAATGGCATTTTTGA